CTAAATGACGTATCTGTATAATATGATAAAACATCTCCGACATATGATGCCATTTCTATAAACATCATACCAGGTGAAGCTTCGTTGAAGTCATTATATGTATTAGGAAAATATATCTTTGCAAACTCAATCAAATTATCTCTGAAATCACTAAAATCTTTGTTAAGATAATTTACATCTTTTACTAAATTTTTCTTTGTGCTGATTCTTGCCATTAAACTCTCTCCGCTGTATATGAAGCATCCAATGAAATTGTTTCTTGTGTTTGTGGGTCTAACGAAGTGCTAAACTTTATTTGAACTACTATTTTATTATTGTCACCCTCTTCAGTTAAAGTATTCACTTCACTTATTACTATGTAAGGCAACCACAAATTTGTAGCTCTTCTAACTTCGGTGTCAATCTTTGTAGGTAATTCATCGTCTATTTGTTCAAAAATTAAAGCTCGTAAATTACTACCAAACTGTGGTTGATTTAATCTCTCACCTACATGGGTTAATAATAAATTTTTAAGATTACTTCTGGCTTGTTCTAAAATTGTTTTTGTTTTTTCAAAATCACCACCACGACCTGGCTTAAGAGGCAAACTTAATCCGACATAAACATTTGGATTTAAATCGGTGCTTCGTGCGGACATTACTTACCTTTCTTATTCATAGCTTTCATTAGGTCACTATAATCACGAGTTAGTGCTTTAGTGACAGCTTCAGGAACTTGGTCGGAAGATACACCAGCTTTTTTAAAAGTATCAACTGCTACCATATCTCTTTTTACATCTTCTGGCTTTCCGTATCCCATTAACTCTGCCATTCTTGAAGTATCGAAAGCACCACCACCAAGAGTTGGATACTCTTGTTC